TCTGAAACAAAGCCGTTTGCAACGTGTCCCGAAAACAGGGATTCAGCACGTTTTCCCCTCAAGTCTTCACGCCAACGTCTTACGTACGCACTTTGCTCACCTGTGTGAACGTAATTAATAATCATATACGCCAAACAAGCGTACGTCTTACCGTTGGAACGTTCACCGAAAATAATGTTGTAATCAGCGTTCTTTTCAAGAATAGCTGATAAACTGTAATACTGCGGTTTTTTTGCTTTTTTCTTAAACATAGCTATTAATCTTTAAATTTGATACCCATTAAAAAATTAAGATACATCACGGACAAAGACAGGGAATAACCTGTGGCTTCCAAGTGAACGCCCGAAAGTTCGTGAAATTCGCCCTGTTCACCTGTGTAATCAGTCAACACGCCCTGTTGTTCGTAGTCGATGTACGTGTGAATGTTCTTACCTGTTGCCTGTGGTGGAATCGCCAAGTAATTTGTAAACGCTTCAAAGATACCATCTTGACCGTAGGTTTCAAGTAACCACGGAATAGCACTTTTCTTGTTCACACCGCTTACGGTCAACGATACCGGATAACTTTTACCGCCAACACTCAAAGCGTCTTCTTCTTCGACCATATAACGTTTTGCGCCAAGGGTCTTGAATCTGGTATATAAACCCTCATAGTCCCAAACGCCCATCAGCTTGTTAACGCCCTTTATTGTCTTTGGTTCAAACAGTTCAAAATTTATCTTATGATACTTTGCAGCCTGTCTGAGTTTATATTCCACCATCGTATTATATTCTTTGAAGTACTGTGAATGTGCTTCACCGTTCTTCAACTTCACAGAATCGGTGTCCGAATATATGTAATCATCGCCACACTCATAAATACCTGTAAACAGGTTTCTTCTTGCATAAGCCGTGACAAATACACCCCAAGGATAAAATAGGAAACGGTTTCTGCTATCGTTGTATTTAACCAAAGTTTCGTTTATCTTATCAGCGGTTAAATGTGAAACGTCCCATTGTCCATCGTATGTAAATTCGTCCCTTAACGGATTTGTCACACACATACCGTAACAACTGTTTAACATTTCCTTACTGTTCAAATATTCTACTTCTTTTCCCTTAACGCCCTTTAATGTTGTCTTGTTTGCGTACAGGTGAAGAATAGATTTCACGAACTCTGTTGGCAAATACGCCTTTTTATAACACCACATATCGACCACTTTTTCATCTTGCCAAGTGTAGAACATTTTAAAGACGTTGTAGTCAACGTTGGTAATCGTTGTTACCACCTTGTCAGCCGAAAATACACGACCGTTGTTTTCCACCACGTTTTCTTTATAGAAGCACTTTGAAACAGATAAGGGTGTGTCCTGTACCTGTGAACTCATCAGCTTTGTAAATTCGATGTCGAAGACGCAACAGTAAGCAGACAGGAAAAATTCAAATTGCTTCTTGCTTTTTACTTGTACGTGCACGCCCGAACTCATAGGAAACTGTTCTGCAACCATCACATAAGGGTAACTGCTTGTAAAATCGTAACTGCTTACGTTTTCCACGATGTCGTCTGTGTGGTTCGCATTTGCGTGTGTAAAGCCACCACTAAACGCCCTTTGCAACGTGTTGAACTCATCAGCGCCACTTATGTTCAAATCGTGTATGGTGTTTATATACGCCCAATTTTGAACCGTCTTCCCGAACTCGTCTTCACAGTACAGACAATGTTTCCTACAATATTTGCGGACAAAGCCTGTTTTAGTAATCGGTAAATGTGTAATACCCTTATAGCGTTCTATCATTTCCTGTATGTAGCACATCACCACTTTAACGTCATTCAAGCAATAACCCATTTCCTTTTCAGTTAACGGTGTCTTACTGTGACGTAACAGGGAATAATCAAGGTCGCCCACCATCTTTTCACATTTGTATTTCATAAGTTGACCACCTAATTTCGCCAAGGAATACCCCGACAAAAGATAGCTGCAACGAAATTCGATACCCGATTCTGTGATTGCGTATATCGGTTTTCTTAGGTCGATTGAAAAGACTTTGTTCCACGTGAAACGTTGCCTTATAAATTGGAACTCATAAGCAAAGTTGTGAACGTACACTATCAAACGCCTGTTTTCTGATAACTGCAAATAGTCAGAAATCGTTTCCATCATTTCGGTGAACTCTTCCCAAGTACGACCGACAACGCAATATCCGTTTATTCCAAATTGCCAAACGTACATACAGGAACACTTTTCCAACTTCACGCCTAATTTACTGTACTGCTCATAGGATAGATAATCGTCACCGTTCTTGTAGAATGAAGTGGTTTCTATATCGAAGCAAACAGGAATATCAAAGAACTTTTGTTTTTTGTTATTTCCACGCAAACAGGAATCATCAACCGCCATTTCTAAGACGGTTATTATATCTTTTGGCAAATAGACTTCACCGTGCAAACAAAAATTCTTTTTCTTTTTCATTATAGACCGAATTTCTTTAAAGTACTCATTATTCCGCTTTTAATACTGTTGGCGTAATCCAACACATTTTGAGCGTCTTTTTCCAAATCCTGTTCCAAAGCCTGTTCCAAACGCGCAGCGTCCGTTTCTATTTGGTCGGACACGTCAGACGCTTCAGATTCAAGTTCACCTGTAAAATCCTTGTATCTCATCAGATACTGTTCCACGAAGTTTTCATCGCTTACAGATAAGAACTTGTCTTGAATCTTGTCAGCCATCAAGTTAAATTCGTCTTCTGTAAGGTCGTAAGCGTCCATTAAGTGTTTGTTGTACTCACGAACACCTGTGGCGGTCGATGTCGGTTGACGTAAGAACCCAACGGCTTTGGCGTATTCGGCTTTAAGGTCTTCCCAATCGTGTTTCATTGAAAACTTTGTGAACCCCTTAATATCACCTTTGTTTAACGCCATAACTGCGGGTGAAACAAGTCCCTTTGATTCTATGTTCTGAATACGTCTGTTAGCCTGTTGAAAGATTCTTCTTATCTCGGCTTTGTATTCGGGTGAACTCATCTTTGCTTCGATAATTCTTTGCTTTATTACGGCTTTGTTGAACGAAAACGTTCTATTACTAAAGCCTATTGGATTCATACCCATAACAACTTAAAATTAAAGGGCACACCTAAAAGAATAAGCGTGCCCTATGTGTGAAACTTCAATACTACTTAATATCAACGAAGTTGATACCGTAACAGGTCTTGGCGTGTGACTCGTAAGTATAGATAGTGTAACCTACCTTACCGTCCTTAATTGCCTGTACTGCTTCCGTGTTTGCAAGAATCTCACGGAATGTTTCGCCAAGGTGCTTAGGCATATTTACCAACTTCTTCGCCTGTACGTCAATGATAACAGGTGAATCACCCAAAGCAGAACCGTGAACGTACAGACCGTTGATAGGGTGAATCTCATCGGGTGAAGAACCCTTTGCCACGTCTGCTAACTTGATGTACTCGTAGTCCTTGGTGTCAATACCAAAAGAAGCCTTGTTGAATGTGTTACTAAAACTAAACATAATTAAAACCTTTTAAATGTTAAACTTATTATAAACTGTTATTACTCACTTACCTTTTCCGTTTCAATGCGGTCTATTAACCACTTACGGAATCTGTTAACCTTGATAACTGCTTTGTCATCGTTGCACATTTCCTTTGTCTGTAACAGGGCATTAAGTGCAGTCAAAGCGTTGAACAGGTTTTCTTGATACTCGTTTCGTTCCATCACTTTTGAAATTTGATGTAGCCACCGTGATTTACTACGGTGGTGTCCGTTGTTACTATTACTGTGCGTCCCTTTGCTTCAACACTGTGTGTCGTAGAGCACGAACCAAAGACGCAAATTATTGCAAAGCAAATCGCCGCCCAAGTAACGACCGCAACGGCTGATTCAACCGTTTCTTTTCTTGTCTGTTTATCCATCTTCATATTTACTTTTATGTTCTATGAACTTCGCCATCAGTCTGTTTTCTGATAAGAAGTCAAGAACGATTGATAACTCTTTTTCTAACTGTTCCATCAACAGACCGTCTTTCTTGTCCTGTAAATGAATGTCAGATACCACCGTTCTTGCGTCCAATACCGTATCATTTACGGCATTAAGCAAGTTTTTCTGTTCGGTGTTCAAGCCCTGTGAAATATAGTCCATATCGTCACAGGCTTTGTTCAACACTTGAAGCAACATCAACAATGCTTCTTCTTTCTTCTTTGTTGTCATATCGCCTAATTTTAAGTTATTAAAAGGTGAACCCTGTAAATGCTTCACGGTCGCCTTTGAACTCTTGCCAATAGTTTACGTTGTCGTACTTGTAACACTCAAATTTCTTTGAATCTCTGTTGTACTCGCCACGTACCCAAACAGGTGCTTTTTCTGATTCTCTCAGTTTAAAGAACTCACCCTGTTTAACTTGTCTTATTGTTACTTTCTTCATATTCTAAATTTTAAATCACGGTGCAAAGATACGGCGATTTTTTCACACCACCAAATTATTTTTGTTAAAAAATATTAATTGGCGATTTTTTCTTTTTTTCTCTGTTTTTGCGCTTTTCGGCTTCACCTTATAAAATAAGCCCTGTGCCCTTATTAGACCCTGTGCGGTATTGTTGCCCACAGG